ATGGCTTTGCTGTCCGCGCAATATCGCCGTAGGCTTTTGGAGAATGGTCTGGATCGTGAGAAGGATCATATTCCGGTCGTCAAACTGTTCACGCCATGGGCTAACGCGACATGGGTACTGAAAGACATGGAGCCTGATGGCGATACGTGTTTCGGTCTGTGTGACTTGGGACTCGGTGAGCCGGAACTAGGTTATGTCAGTTTAACGGAACTGGAAAGCCTCAGAGGGCCAGCAGGGCTTAAGGTCGAGGTAGACTTGCACTGGGAGCCGACAAAGCCTTTGAGCGCGTACACGAGCGCCGCAAGGGCAAATAGACGCTACGTAGAGCCGTAGCCTTCACTCAAAGTGAAAGGGAGTTCGTGTTCTACGAACTCCCCCTGTTATAGCGCTTGCTTGAAACGCAACGCGTCCAGGGCCGTTGCAAAATCCATCTGTATCCGGCCAGTTATACCTTCGTAAGCAAACTGACCTTCGTAACCGAGACTTCGAACATGAGCCAAGAATGGCTCGATCTCATCTGCAAAGATGCGATGAATTTCATCTAAAACGGTCATCTGGCTAATCGGCTGCACCAGTGCATCAAACATAACAGGCCGCTGATTAGTGACCTTCTGCATTGGCTTGAGATCGCCGCTATAACTCAACTCATACAATCGGCATAACAACGTGTTGAGTTCATCACTTTTAGATTGTGTGGGCTTGTCGCTCACTGTTGCCCCCAACAAGTTATTGCTTCGCGCCATTACGCTTTGCTTTACGGTCCAGTGCGTACCTGTAAGCGGCCTTGTTCGCTCGTTCATTCACCACAAGCAACAGTACACCAGCAGCAATCGCCAGTATCGCAACACAAAGCGTCTGTAAGTCTGCTGTCCATATCATTGTAATTATCTGTATAACACCATTAAAAACATCTTGTAGTGTCATATTGCCCTCCGAGAATAAGAATAAAAATAGCAATACTGCCAATGATACTTATGCGCAAGAAATAAAAAACCCTCCCTGACGCAGCAGGAAGGGCTTGAGGAAATAGTGGGGCAGTCGGAAAATGAGGAAAAACCAACTGCCCGGTGCAGGAGAGCACATGCGATCGCTAGTAGATCAGGAGTGTGTTCGTGATCGCACTTTTATTTATGTGTTTTCGTGATTTGGCTGGCTGTTTAACGCGCCCGTTTTTATCTCCCCCAATAGCCCAAACTCTGACTGGCTGTCCGCAGGATGGAGCGAAGCGACCAAATGGCTACCGCAGGTTAATCAACCCAATAACCCACCAATGGCCGTGCGAAGCACTGCAAAGCAGAAAAACTACAAGGCTGGAAGCGAGGACGAGATTGGCAAAGCCAAATCGGACTTGGCTTCAGCCATGTATGCTTAGGTTAGTTGATATGCAAGTGGTGGAGTGCATGGGTTATCTATATAGAATATAGATAAGTTATGTATTCTACTACTTTCATGTTAATTAACCCAATCCATATTACTTTATATTATGAGTTATGTAATCTACTACTCGGCTGGGTATCGGCCTAATCCAGCGCATTCCGATAAATATCTGCGTGAACATCTCACATTTGTTTTGCCAAAAACATCTCACTGGACCGAGGGACTCCAATCCCTCGGTTTCTTACCTATTAGAGCAGGGTTTTGAAGTAGATTACATAAATAGAAGTGTAGAAATTATTTGGAGATAATTCTGCAATTGGCAAACAAATTTTCAGGAGTTCACTATGCAACCGAAACATATTTTGATTACGATCCAAGTCCATAACAAACTAGTCGATTTCCCTAACGACAAGGTGGACGATTTCACAGAAAAACTTTTCAAGTTCTATTCCCGCAGTGCGCGTTACCAAACAAAGCAGGGCGTTACGTTTGAACTGACCTTCTCCCAATACATCGACAAGTTCACAAACAATCAGTTAAACTCGCTTGCACGTTCTTACCTCAGAGGAAAAATTGAAGGTCGCCAGCGTTCGGATTTCAAACTGGTTTTGAGTTGGGCTAGTCGTCAGGACAAACTCAATGGCGTTATGAACGATGCAACCGCAATCATTTGCGGACAGAAAGAGTCCATGCAGAACTGCCGTTATCTGCCGGGTGAAGAACGCAGCGAAAAGACACGCAAGCGCATGGCGGCGAAGAAGTTGGGTAAGAAGCGCCCAGAGTCGGTGAGGACCAAGATCTCCGAAACAAAGACCGGCCAGAAATACGATGAGACACATTGTGCAAACATATCAGCGGGTCTTAAGGGCAAGCCGAAGTCCGCTGAGTCCAATGCTAAACGAGCCGCAGCAGCGAAGGCCAGATGGGCCGCAGCCAGAGAAGCAAAAACCTTCACTCAAAGTGAAGCGCATAAATAACAACGAAGGTGAATAGGCCCGCTTTCAACTCCACAGAGGTAGACCCGGATTGCACAAGCGATCCGGGTTTTGTTTTGCCTGCTCAAACGGCGCTCCGAGTAAATACTAGGTAACAACGGAGGACACGCCAATGAGCGAACACGGACAAAAGGGAGTTGCCAAAACTCCAGAACACAAAGCCGCAATTTCCAAAGCACTGACCGGACGAACACTAACGCCAGAGCATAAGGCGAAGATCAGTCAGGGACAGAAAGCAGCGAAAGCCGCGAAGAAGGAAAAGGCCCAGATCAAGCAAGCAGCAACGCAATTCAAAAGCCCCCATTTCCAGAGCATTTGAGCGTGTTTTCTACCTAGTTGGATAAATAGAAATGTAAAAAAAAAGGGAGAACACAAACGCAAATGAAGATGCCAATAAATGAAATTGAAATCGCAGCGCAAACTTTGCCGATGAAGGAAAAAACACAAGCAGCGGTAATCAGAGAACTCGTTGCGCAGCAAGCAGAACATGCAGAACTTATTGAAGCCCTACAAGATGCAATCGAACGCATTGAACAGGCACTTTTACATTTTAATCAGCAGTAATTTTAAAAGAGGTATTTCCAATGAACAAAGTAGATTTAACAGAATTATACGAAATTATGGAAGCAAAGATTTCCTTCAAGCCGTCGCGCTTGGACCCGCTTGCAGACCTAAATCGTTCAACGATGACAGTCGATTACAAGCCACGTTTCGGCACAACGCAAGTTCCATTCATGGACTTCTCAAAGGGTGATCGTAACTGGCTTGATTTGCTCATCACCGAGTTGACGACCATCGGCGACACATTCCGAGACGATAAAATCATCATGCTTGGTTATGCCAGCGCAAAACCCGGACGTGGCGGAAAGCAGACATGGCAGCAGTATGTAGAGGGCTTGTATGCGGACAAGGTTCAGCAGCGCAAGGATTACAGCGAAGCACAACTCAAGCACTTGCCGAAATTGATTGACCTTCTCCGTCAGGGCAAGCGCCTCAGTGGTTGCGGCAATCTTGAATTCTACAATCTAACAACGAGCAAAACACTTTAAGGGGAGGGCGATATGAAAGAGGAAAAACTACGCCAGATTATTCGCGAAGAAATCAGAAAACACGAAGCAATCATTGCAGAAATTGAAAAGGAGCATTGGTCATATGAGATGAAATGCATGATTAATCGTGCTTGTATGTTTGATAATAGAGATTTAACTCGCCCAAGCAGACCAAAAATAACTGAAAGTTTGTTTCAGTTGGTTTATCTCGATATGCAAAGCAAGCCATTTTACAACAATGTATGCCATCACGAGTTAACTAAAATAATTGTTGATGAAATCGATTTGAAGGAAAAGATTGATAAAGCAATTACAGCAACGAAAGTCGCGGAGTTCGCCGAGGAAAACAGAGAGAAACATCGCCGAATGTTATCGATGGGGCGATATAATCCCAATCCTATTGTGACAAAAAAGAATGTCTTTTCAGGCTTCCGCAGATGGTTCGGAGGTGCAGCATGAGCAATAGTAATTGGGTTCAAACATATCATGCATTAACGCTAGAATTTCCATTTTGGGAAAACCAGAGTCGCGTGGCAAATAAAAATGCACATGAACTGGGAAAACTGTCGTCAGCAGAACGCATTAGGCGAATACATGAACTGATTAATGAATCTATTCTGGAACAAGTGCGAGAGAAACTAAAATCAGTTAATTCTGATACTCGCATATATGAAAAGTATTATGATTTAGACAATAATATTATTCGAGTGGACTTGCGAATTGAGGACACTAAAGAAGCCATTCTGTTTAAGTTAACTCACGGTGGTGTGCTGTGAGAAACAAGTTTGAACAGAAGGTAGCGAAACAAGTAGGGCAGGGCTTCTCATATGAAGCAAAGCGTTTGCCCTACACAATCGAGCATACCTATTTGCCCGATTGGATTAACGAGCAGACCAAAGAGATTATTGAGGCAAAGGGCCGATTTACAGCAAGTGACCGTCAGAAGATGCTAGCAGTGAAACTAGCCCATCCCGATTACACCATCACCATCGTATTTCAGAACCCGACATTACCCATCAATAAGGGAAGCAAAACCACATACGCTAGTTGGTGCGACAAGTACGGCTTTGCTTGGAGAAAAGCCTAGTCGACGACATACCACTGCTTATCTGTGTCTAACCCATTCCTGTTTCACGAAGCGTCTTTGATCCGATTGGTACTCAAAGTATTATGTGACTTCAACTCAGACGAGCGTGGGCATTATGTTTAGAGATAAAACGACTTTTGTGATTGGTGCAGGGGCGAGCGCTGAGTTTGGCTTACCGGTGGGATCGCAACTTGCCCAACAGATTCGCGAAACATGCAAACTCGAATACGAACGTAATTACGGGTCGAGGATTGCCAATGAGGATTTCGCTCACGCAGTGACTCAAGGCTGGCCAGAGTTTCGCGGTGAACTCATATATAAAGCGCTTCAACGGATTCATACAGCAATTGATACAAGTGTCAGTATTGACGCATTTATTCACCGCAACAGAAATGATAAAGTTTTAGTTGAGATGGGGAAAGCCTTGATCGCTTGGAATATTGCTTCTGCCGAAGCGAATTCTAGAATGAGGACTGAAGGCTACATACCGGGAATGATTGAAACATTTAATCGGTCTGAGATAACTGATACTTGGATAGGTAAATTCACGCGCATATTATTTGATGGCGTCACCGATGCTAGAGAGTTGTCAAAGCAAGTTCGTATTATTTGTTTTAACTATGATCGATGTATCGAATACTACCTCATAGAATCCATTATGGTCGCATTCGACACCTCACGAAAAGATGCTGCCGAAATTGTAAGCGAAATTGAGATCATTCATCCATACGGCTACCTTGGAAAGGTACCGGAAGACTTGAGAGCGGCGCAAGATGACGAGTGTGCATTTGGACGGCCTGTTTCTTATGACTTCCCATTAAGAAAAGTTTCGAGTCGAATCCGGACCTATACGGAGCAAACTCAAGACATTGCGTTGGTCAAGCGGATACATTCGGCGATCAATAGCGCGAGGAACTTGGTGTTTCTCGGATTTGGATTTAATAATCAGAATCTCGACCTAATGCGCGTTATGGGTGGACTTGCTACAGCATCAGACGAGCCAAAGAATATCTATGCTAGCGGTAAAGGTATAGCAGGTGAAGTAGAAGAGACTTTAAAAAGACGCATAACAAATATTTACTCTCACTATGATTTCCAAACGCGTAAGTCGTACTACGATAAAATCAATGTTTGTTTCGATAAAACATGCGGTCAGTTGTTCGACACGCACCAAATGAATTTACAAAAGTTCATATTGAGTAGTTTCGATATCATGCTCGATGGCGTTGAAGAGAAGTTAATGTTTGGTGTTCTTCAAGCCAGTAAGAGCATTGAAAATTAAGTAAGGTTTAGTAAAAAGGCAGCACGCTGCCCAAAACTAGCATAGTAATTTCCCACGCCGCCAATAAATACGGCATGGCAATAAACACAGCATCACTTAAATTAATCAAGGACTTCGAAGGCTGCAAACTCCTAGCATATGTTTGTCCGGCCGGAGTTCCCACCATCGGATACGGACACACACGCACGGTAAGCCGAGCAGACGTTGGCAAAAAGCGCATCACTCAAAGTGAAGCAGATCGACTGCTAATGCAGTTTGATCTTCCCACATATGAGGCAGCAGTTAAGCGTCTGGTGAAAGTCCCGCTAACAGAGAACCAATATGGCGCACTGGTAAGTTTTACATACAACTTGGGCGAAACGAACCTGAGCAAGTCAACGCTACTCAAGCGCATTAACAGTAGAGCACCAATTGCGGAAATCGAACGTAGTTGGCTGCAATGGAACAAAGCCGGCGGCAAAGTCCTGAACGGCTTAACCAGACGGAGACAGGCAGAAGTGGCCCTGTTTAAGCGATGAAAGCAGAACACCTAACCCGCAACGATCTGTCCCTGCTTGCATATGTCCGCTTCCACGCAAAACGTATGCAGGAGATTAAACAGCGCCAGGACGAATACGCGAGGGAGTTGGAAGACGTGCTGCAAGCATATGCAAGGGGCGAAGACTTAATCCTCTGGAAACTTAGCCGCGAATAATTCCCACGCATAATTGACGGTAATCAATCCCCCGAATAGTAAAGCCCAAGGGTAGAGCGAACGGGGGATTTTCCATGGATATACAGCCGATACTGGCATCAGGGCCACTTGTGCCTGAGACAGTTACCCAAGCGGTCGAAGTTGCCGGATTTAATGTCGGTGGGTTTTTGTCGGCGGGTCTTTGGATAGCAATATTCATGTTCGTCTTAAAAGAGGGGTGGGAGTGGTTTAAGAAACGGCGAGACAACGCGCGAAGGATGAAGGTTTATAAGAGAATTGCCGCTAATGAATGTCAGAGGCTGATTAATCATATAAAGTTATACAACATACTGTGTGCTGTTGTTCGTCCAGATGCAGACGGTTATTCGGTGAAGACCGGCAGTAGTGGTCGTCAAGTGATAGAAATTGCCGGTTATAACGGAATTCCAGAAACAGAGTATGTTTTCAATCTTCCAACAATATCAACAAGCACGCTGGAAAAACTGGTTTTCGATGTTGGTGCTATAGACCCTCGATTTTCAGAAAGCATAAGCGGTGTTTTGGAAGTGGCTTTGGGTATGACCGACAGTCTAGATTTCATTATTGATAACTCTGTTCTCTTGAACAACGAAGAAAACAATCTAAAAATAAAAACAATGTGGACGTTAATTAGTCATCGCGCCAACGGATGGAAAGACAAAGTAGAGAGTATGGCGAAGAAGTGTCGTTCTCAATGATTAAAGTTCAGTGTGGGATCACTGCGGTATTCCACGCAATAGCGATTTAAACAGACAATCAGCGCAAACAGCACCGTCTCGTAGAAAATCCGAGAGGTGCATTGTAAGCCTTTGTTTTCAAAGGGCAACCGATCTTCGCTCTTGCATCAAACTCTTTTGGCAATAGGCACAAGCAATGTGCGTTGACTGTGCCGAAGGAGTTACAACCTATGCAACCTACACAACCTGCAAACTACGTTGCTTATTATCGCGTATCGACTGCTAAACAAGGTCAAAGCGGACTTGGTCTAGAGGCACAACGAGCAGCATGTGCGGGTTATAGTCCGATAGCCGAGTTCACCGACATTGAGTCGGGCAAGAACAATGACCGTGACCAGTTGCAAGCAGCAATGCAGTTTGCACGAGCGAATAAAGCCACGCTGGTATTTGCCAAACTGGATCGCCTGTCTCGTAATGCAGCGTTTATCCTATCGCTTATGGAGAAAGGTGTTCGCATTCGTTGTGCGGATATGCCGGATGCAGATGAGTTTCAATTACATCTATATGCGATCCTTGCGCACAAAGAACGCCGGATGATCTCAGAACGAACCAAAGCAGCACTAGCAGCGGCTAAAGAACGTGGCGTTAAACTCGGTGGCACACAAGCAAGCACGAGAGCGCGCATAGATGCATTTGACGAACATGTGTTTCCCATTGTCCAGAGCATCATACAGTGCGGCGCAGTAGGTCCAGCAGCAATTGCTAGAGAACTTAATGCGAAGCAAATCCCGACAGCACAGGGGAAGCAATGGGTCTCAACACAGGTGACGCGCTTGCTTCACAGGCTAGGAATGTAAGGGGCTATACACCCCCTGTGGATTCATACAAATAAGGAACAGATCGTCAGCCAAATTTGATTGTAAAAACTGTTGCTTTCAGACCATTTACGGTTGAGCGGTCTTTCGAAGTTTCGCCCGAAAGTTATAATTGATCTTTCGGTAGTAACGATTCTGGCGGTTGATGATGGCTATAACAAAACTGTATTCGGAGCGACAAAAAGAATTACGCGGAGAGGATACGGATGTCTACGTTTACGATAAAGTACCTGACGCATTAAGAAATCAAATTTGGATGATTGTTGAAGAAAATTTGGGGGACAGGAACAGTTATTACAATCGACATCAGCAGGATGTTAGTGCAGCATACGATTACATCGTTGATACTCTTCGTCGCGAATACGGCGTTTTCGAACTCTCTCCAACAATGTCTACAGCGGATAAATTCAATGACCTACGATCGTTCTTACTCAAAGAGCCGTCTGTTGATAAATTCATAGATGCAGTGGAGATAATAGCGCATATTATAGATAGTTTTACTTCACAATTTAATTACCGAGGGTTGATGGATGCGCGCGAAAAGTCAAATGCTGCCATCGCGGAAATAAATCATCGCTTCAAGAGGGCGATGATTGGTTTTGAGTATGTAGGTAATGAAGTAGTTCGAATAGACTCCGAATTCGTTCATGTAGAAGCGGTTAAGCCTGCTTTAGTGATCTTAAGAGGTCGCGGATATTCCGGCGCTCAGCAGGAGTTCTTAAGTGCCTTCGAACACTATCGTCACGGTCGAGCAAAAGAGGCTCTAGTTGACTGCCTAAAGTCTTTCGAAAGTACCATGAAGGCAATCTGCGAGAAACGCGGGTGGATATTCTCGCCCAAATCAACGGCAAAAGACCTCATTCAGATTTGTTTAGAGAATGAACTAGTTCCCAAGTATTGGCAGCAACATTTTTCATGTCTACGGGCGGGGTTGGAGAGTGGGATTCCCACTGCACGAAATAGGACGTCTGGTCACGGGCAAGGAGTTCAACCGACTGAAGTGCCTGAAGAGATTGCCAGTTATATGCTTCATATGACGGCTTCCACTATTTTGTTTCTCGCTCGCTCGGAAGAAAGAATTCCCAGCACTGAAACACTTGCCTAATCAATATCGCTAGGTGTCCGTATGAGCCGTAAAGTAACTATATCGGGTCTATTGCCGTGGATCGGAGTTTTTATCGGCACCCTCTTTGTTTTTTACACTGTTTATACGATGGGGTATTTTTCAGTTCTTGGGCCTGAATTGTTGGGCTTTTATCTAGAAACTAACTTTATTCAGGGTGCAATATTGTCGATTCCGGGTTTAGTGGGGGTCCTAGCCGCAAGTCTTCCCGCATTAGGCCTTCTTGGTGCTCTTTCCCTAATGGACGACGATACGATCAAAAATAACAAGTATCTAAGCGTCGCAGATCGGCTCGATCCCAATCTTGTTATGGTTTGGGTTCTTGGCTTTTGCATAGCCTCGTCCGTAGCCTTAAATTGGTTTTTTCCTGATCGATTTTATTTTTTTCAAATGATGATATTTTTTATCTACTTTGGAGCAAACGGGATACAGGGCTTATCAGCACTCGCTGATCGGAAGGCGTTCAAGTCAATTGTGCCGTTCACTTGCTCACTTGTTGCTGCATATGGAGTATTATTTTTCTTAGGAAAATATAGCGCTGCAAATGATATTGAAAAGGATAAAGTTCGTTACTCAGTTTATACGGATGATAAGTCTTTTATCAATGTGAACGTCGTTTTCTCGTCATCAAGTGTCTTAGTAATCAAGAGTGGATCGGATATTATTTTTTATGAACGCTCTCAGGTGAAACGCGTTGAGCGCTTGCTAAAAGATTAGAAATAGACTGAATTCTCCGGTTGCCCTGATTGCTCAACGGCTATTGATAGACAAGCACGCAAGCAATAGGGCTTGCGGTGCAAAGGACTACTTGATGACAAACGCAATTGAACTTCTAAAGGCCGCTGCAACTACTGGCTTTGTTGGTGGACAGAACGCAGTAGAGATTTTCCTGAACAAGATCGATACGCAGGTAGCAAACGCAAAGCAGGTCAAAGAAGGCAAAACACTTAACACACGATCGCTGTGGTTCCGCAAAGACGGTGCTGGTTACGTGGTGCGTGTTGGTCGTAATGCTTTCGAGATTGCAGGTAGCAAACTATTTCGGGCAAATGATCTTGATGAAGTGGTCGCGATCCTGACCGCTGCAAAAGAAGCAATTCAAGCGGATGCTAAGTTGCAGGAGACAATCACTAAGTTCTCGAAAGAGCGCAGCGAACGTCTCAAGAAGGGTCGCACTAAGGCGAAAGCGTAACATCAACTAATTGCGCAATTAGTTGTAGAAGCCCATCGGAAACGGTGGGCTTTGTCATGTCAGCATGAGTAGGATGCAAAGACGCACAGACGCTCACACAGCGAGGTAACAGGGGCGGGGATGCTTGCGTTACTGCATGGGGTGCATTGCGCTGCACGATACATCTATGCGTCTTTACGACTGTAATGTCGTACTGCGTTAGAGGCATGTCAAGGATAAGCGCTTACGTGTGGCGCTGCATGGCTTGCAAGCATTGCTTCATGCGCAAGGACGATACGTCTATGCGTCTTGCTGACACGCTCACACGCACTTGCATTGCACGTTTGGACAGGGGGCAGCACACCCCCTGTGGGTCCAAATGAAACAGGAACAGATCACCAACTAATTTTGATACCGCTGAGAAAACATTTCAGTGGTCGTAGTCAGTGATTCCGATATCAAAAGTGTCCATTTGCCGAGTAGTTTGCATCAGTGAAATTCGCCTCGAACCGACGATTTCAAGAATTTCTTCGATGTCGGATTTAGAGGTTCGCAATCCAAATATAATGCCGTCGATTTCCTCATAATGAAGGGGGATGTCTTCGAAAGACTGCGTCGGCGCACGTCCCGGGAATACTATTCGCCATTCGTCCTCATATGACCAATGATCCGATTTTACGTACAGTGAATTGTAGAAAATATCCCTTGGATCGAAGGAGTCTGTTTCAAACAGTTTATCCACGTACAACCGAGTAGCGAACATATACGGGATTTTTTTGCGATATCTGACCGGTGTGCAGTGTGGAAGAATTGATTTTTCAGAGTTATTTTTAATGCGGAGCACCACGCCTTTATGTGAATCCGCATAGTGGGACCACATGGTGGGCACAAACGGATCGACGGTCAGCGATAGCATCTTGACATGTTTGAACTTCTCACGAGAACGCAGATTTGCGTCATTGATCAGACCCGGCATCTTGGCAAATTGTTGTTCCGGTAGTCGTTCTGCCATCGTACTACGCAGCAGTTGCTTCTGAGTTTCGTACGAAAAACTCTGAAACTTCGCCATAATCCTAGAGACGCCCGAAGCGGGGTTGCCGCTCGTGTAATTCTCCCAAACCGCTTCAGTTATCTCATCTATGATTTTAATGTAATCAGTCTCGATTCCTAAGTCGATTTGCATATCGAATGGATCGTTGAGTAACTCCGGTTTCGACCAACGCAACGTATTGTTTCTCAGCACCTTCTTAGCCGTGCTGGCGCACATATACTTGAAAAAGTATTGCCTTACGTTGCTGAGTCCCGCTGGGGCATGGGGCGCCGCGATGTCGAAATCTGCTTTTGAATACAATATTGCCATGAAATGCCCGCCCTTCGTAGATGCTAGCCCTTAACTTTCACAGGTCGCCAAACGACCGTTTCATGCTGCCGCTCGAAACCGGGAAGTTCCGGTTTCACCTCGCAGTTTCGAGAATCACATCGAGTACATTTAAACCGTAAACCGCTCAGACTTCGACCATATCCAAACATTTCGGCAAGATCGCTCGCGAGAAATCGCGCTTCGCGTTTGCAGTCGCGACAGGTGGCGACCACAAACATTCCATGGCGTGCTGCATCTGCGAGGGATCGGATAGTACGTGTCATGCCCTCATATAGAACAGAAGGGGAACATCGGCAATCCGCTATAATAAGCGCTAAAATTTACGGTTGGGGAAATGCCTTCGCTAACGCGATGCTGAATGGCAGTAGAATTCGATCATCACCGTTCATATAAGCATCGTGCGGGCCAATATCGCCGTTTTTTGCGGCGGCGTATATTGGGTTACGTTCAAGCCACTCCATTGGGATAGAACTGTCTAACTCCAGTCTTAGAGCAACCATTTGGCAGCGGATTTGATTAATTTTCAGGCGAGTTTCATCATTAGTGTAAGGGTCCACGCAGCACTCGTTCAGGCTACGTTCGGTATCGAAAAGAGTATCACTAGTACTCATAGTTTTGTCCTTTTAATCGAAGTCAACAAATGGAGAAACTGAACTCGTGGTTCAAACCAACCAGTCATCCAGACCTTCGAGAAGGTGATTTTCGGTCAGCATATCGGAGGAGCCAAGAATTTCGTCGGTGGACTTCCGGCCATATTCGGCAATGAACTGCTTCATATCAGTCGCGTCTTCAAAGCCCATAAACAAGAAATGCGCATGTTGACTCTCATCAGTTTCGTGAGCCTTGATTTTAATATCAACACTTGCTTGGCGAGAGCCGACGATACTTCCGAGAACCACGTTAACATCGGGATGGTCAACGCCTTCAAAAACAAGAAGCGTGTTTTCTCCATCGACCCCATACTTCTCTCGCATGGTGCTCAGAAAAATTAATTCGTCCGACCACTTGTTTTCTAGAGAAGGATTGAAAGGTGATGACCTAAATTTATTTGTGGTTTCACCGTGATAGCGAAAACGATCATTATAGTTAAAGCAACAATACCCGTTTGCCACTGCCTCTAGTCGTAATGCGTCTATACGCTCGAAAACTCGTGAAATTGTAAGTTTCTTTGTGAACATGCCCCGCCTCATTCTGCCTCACTTAGAGTGAAGCCATATACGAAAAAGCCCCGGCGAACCGGGGCTTCTGTTAACTCGATACTGCTGCCTTATATCCCTCAATCGCATCATCGATTTCAGCAATCCATTTTCTAACCAGCGCAATTTCGTCCGCATACCTGACCTCTACAGGCCAAGATGCGGCAGGATCGCGGGTTTCAATGTGAGGAACCCAACGGTATCTCCCGCTTTCACGGACAGATAACGCGGCCTTTTCGTCTTGAGACAATAGCCTCTTTTCACGAAAGACGGCCCTAAAGGCTTCCTCATGCTGCCGGTGTTCAAGCCGTAGTCGCTTCAACTCAACTCGGCGCTTGCTAGGATCAAGGCCGATTGCATATCGAACGTTGCGAAAACGTCTATGCAGATGAGTGAGAGCACGAGCGACGACTGAACACCGCCTGTAATACTCAATTGATGCCTCGGGAGCATCACACAGTTCACGCTGCTCACGTTCAGCCTTCTTGCGTACCGCAACTGCCCGATGCCATGAAATCCGTTGTTCCACCGTAAGGTGACCATCAACGAAATTTTTTGGCATAGCAGTTTGGTTGAGCAATGCGTCTAAAGCGTTTTCAAAACGTGCTCTGATAAGCAAACCGGCAAAGATGATTGAATAATCGGGTGACATAGTACCTCCAACAAAAGAGGGGATGGCAATGCCATCCCCTTCGTAAACTCCAAAACTATTACTTAACATCGCGAGCCAGAGCCGGATCAAGTTCTGCAACATCTAGCGATTCTTCTTTGGCCTTCCAGTAAGTTTCAGCAACCGCAGGGCGCTGGTTCTTGAACAAGCGCAATACATCGTTGCTTTCCTTACCGGCGTCGCCAAGAATTTCTAGTTCACCGTCCTTTACCCGTACGAGAGCGACACCGAGATAGCCTTCATGTAACTTGATTGCTTTCTCAATTTGCTTTGTGAATGGGACTGTTGCTAGTGGATTGAGTTCGAAAACTCCCTTCCATTCGCTTTCGTCCATCACTTCGCGCGGTCCAGTAGTGTGAATTTCGCGGTCTGCTTTGATGATGTCATTAATAGTCGGCTTTATCGTTTGCTTCGTCTCTTTCCGATTAAAGGTAATCGACTTGCGCGTGATAAAGTGTTCCAGCAGAGTGTCGCCAGTTAGATTAAATTCGATAGCGAAGCGGCAAACATGCGAATATTTCTCGCTGCTACGATTAGGAGCCCACTTGGTTTGTTCGCGACCTTTCTCATCTTTTTTGGTTACCCAATTACCGTCCACAGCGCGGACAAGCATAAGATAAGGATTGTTACTTTTGAGCGCTTCCTCAACATTCTTGGTTCCAAAAAGAGCCTCGAAAAGTTTGATGAATGCCTTCCTCGTTTCGGACTCAACGTCCGTTAGAGTGCGGGCTGCGTCCACAAGTTTAGCAACATAGCGATATGTCGCATCGCGTAACTTGTTATCGTCAAAGACAAGCCCGGAGGCTTGGTCGTTGAGTTCAACAATAAACTGCTTTGCCGACGGCGCTACTTCTAGTTCTGATACGTGGTGTGAAAACACACTACGCGATAGGGCGAACACTTTCTTCTCAGCCAGAATGGTAGCGTCGATGGAGTTGTTGGATACATTCTTAATCTCAGTCATTTGTGCGTCCTTTCATGTTTGTTGCACGTTTCACCTCGGTCGGGTGCGTGAAGTTTCCTTCGGATGACCAAGATTTTTTCCGCCGCGTGTTTCCCGTTGAACGGTAGAAACAATCACCAACCTGCCGGAACGCATGTCCATTAAAGGACTAGTTGAATGACGTAACATGACGACTTTACATATGACTTTTCAAAGAACGGTCAGGCCGATTACTCGGCAAGACAGGGAGGTTCTATCTATGCCTTGCTTGTGTCGCAAGTATTAATTTATGTTAACCAAATATAGGATTAATTTACTCTTAAATGGAATTGGAAGGGGGCTTGGAGATGCTTCACTCAAAGTGAAGATGGTGTGAGACGCGTCCGCTTCACTCAAAGTGAAGCGTCCGGTTTTTTAGGGGAAATGTTTTCGACCGGCGTTACGTCGATGACCTTAGTGTCTTGTCCGACAGCAGCCATTGACGCATTCATCTTTGCAATCAGGTCGCTCATGTTGTGTGTCACTTGATGGTCAATATCGACCTTCTGCGCCGCTTTGCTCACGAATGGCGATAGGAACATTTCAGTAGCCTTCAATTGTACCATTTCGTTCGTGCTATTCATCATCAAGTCGTAAGCCTTGTTGACGGCTTCCAGCGAGTGACCTTGCAGCGCTTCCTTAATCTCAGGTGGTGTCGGTGGACGGCCTTTCGGATTGCCCGACTGACCCTTCTTATATGGTTTCAATCCAGCAAGACGAGACGGCGGATAATGTTTGTTATCGCTCTTAGGCATCCTTGTCTCCGATCACATGACCGCCAAGCAGTTCTCGATATTTCAGCGCTAATTCCTCGGTTGGAAAACCGATCACAAATGAAGTGTCGGAGTCTGTAAGGCGAATGTCATATTCGGTTTCTAGGTTCTCTTTGATCCAACGACCGTATTTCTGTTCCACCCATTGCGCTGTTGCCTCGCTTGCACTTAACCCTGCGTTTGCTTCGATAAAGCCTTTAATTTCGCCTTCGACATAGCCCTGTGCGATTGCCATTTTAATCTTCATGAATTCCCTCCTTGGTTGTCTTGTATTTATTAAGAGGACGCCAGAAATCAGTGTGGACGTGTGCCGTCCAGAAGCCAGTCAGAGCGCCAATTAAGCCCATCCAATTAAATACGGAGAGGGGCATTTCGGTCCCGATGAAGGGGCTGAACATGACTACAATTCTCGCCGCGATACTATCGCTGCTCAACTCGCTTGGAATTAATCACGCTCACATGTTTGCTGGCCTTGCCGGTGCGATTGTCCGCACAATGATGGTCAAGGCTCAATCGAAGTGGGAAACCCTTACAGGCGGGTTTGTCGGTACTGCTTGCGCGGTCTACCTGACACCCATCCTGACCAAATATTTTCAGGTGGCTGACACTGACCTGTCAACGAACAACGGCATTGCGTTCGGTATAGGCTTGATCGGCGTTTATCTGGCTGAAGGTGCAATTCGCATGGTGCAGCGTTGGGCGCGTGATCCAAAATTACCAAAGAGCGCAGACCTGAAAGGCATCGTCGGAACGCTCGTAGAAGACGAAAAGCAGGAAAAAGACGTGGGGAAATAAATATCACCGAAAGGTGGTATTAATGGCATTATCCGCTCAAAAGGCACAATTTTTTCAGCAGCATTTATTTCCGAAATACAAAGAGGATATCGCGTTTTTCGCGCATCACTTGTTCGGAACGACACTCTCCCCAAAGCAAATCGAATTTGCAGAAGCATTCCAACGAAGCAAGCGCATCACATTCAAAGGTGGTGCTGGTTTCGGCAAGACACACGTTATGGCGGTCGTGTTTTGGTGGTGCATGATCTGTCACGACAACGTCAAGGTTACGATCTTCGGGCCGTCCGAGCAGCAGATTAAAACAAATATTTGGAATGAAATTCTGATGCTTCACGGCAAAATGTCCGATGAAGACATTAAGGAAGCATACGATGCCACAGCAACCAAGGTTGAGCGCAAGACACGCCCGAATGATTGCCTCGGCGTCTTCAAGTTGGCGAACAAAGAGAACATCGAAAATGCGCGAGGTATTCACGCGCCTAACAACTTCATTTTCGTTGATGAGGCCACAGGTGTTCCCGATGAAGTGTTTGACGCCTTCAAAGGTATTTTTCGCGATAAGAACCCGAAACTCTGCCTCATTTCCAACCCGACAAGAACTAGCGGTCGTTTTTGGGAAACATGGAACGATCCCGCAATAAGCGACAGGTGGACTAAGGTTCACGGCCAGTCCTCCGACAAGCCGGGATGGACGCAAGAGGATGCAGAGGAAGCGAAGGCCGATTACGGGGGGGAGTTCTCACGCGAATATCGCATGATGGTCCTCGGTGAGTTTCCGCTATCCGATGAAGATGGACTAATCCCACGCAATAAGGTCGAGGAAGCAGCATTCAATACAGATGCTATTCCAGCGGCAAACAAGCCGATAATCTGGGGGCTTGACCCTGCTGGTCAGGGTGGCGACCGTTCCGTTCTCATAAAGCGCCATGACAATGTTGTGCTTGACGATCCGAAGGTCTGGAAAGGGTTAGAACCCGCAACGCTCGCTTATGCAGTGCGCGACTTGTATTTCACTGCCGATAAAGCCGAGCAGCCGAAGTTCGTTTGCGTTGACGCCATCGGCATCGGTAACGGCATCGCCAGTATGCTCAAAGAACTCGGCGTGCCGGTAAAAGCGGTTGTCGTTTCCAATACGCCAACGCGCCGACCTGAGTTTTTCAATCGCCTTCGTGATCAACTGTGGTGGGAATGCCGAGACTGGTTCGTCAAAGGCAATGTCAGCATTCCAAAGCATTCAGAACTCATCAACGAGTTGGCGTTTCCAACTTACGACACGGAACGAAACGGCAAAGTTAAGGTCGAGGACAAGAAGTCTATCCGCAAACGCATGGGCGCTTCGCCCGACTTTGCCGATGCTCTCTGCCTGACGTTTGCAGTGTCCTCAACGAGCCTTGGAACTACAGCCGATTGGACGCGTCCGGTCGATTACGGCGATCTGCGTTGTTTTGAATAAGCCCCAATAAATACCCGGAATATTCAAAAACGAGAACCGCATTAATGCGGCGAAAGGCGCTATGGCTAAGAAAAATAAGAAGAAGTTCCTGAGCGACGACGATCTAGCACGCAAAATTGGAAGTCTGGTCAACGAGGCTGTGGGCTTTTCGACCGATAACATTGCACTGAAACAAGAAGAAGCAATCAAGCAGTATCTGCGCAAGCCAATGGCGGGTGATGCATCGATCAAGGGCCGTTCCAAATACATCGTCCCGAAAGTCCTAGAGCATACCGAGTGGATGACAGGTCAGATTATTCGCGTCTTCGATACGCAGAAGAAAGTGGTCGAATTTCTCCCAAGTCGTGCAGATCAGGAAGCGCTTGCAATCCAGCAGACCGACGTTGCGAATTTTGTTGCTCGCGACCTCAACAGTCATGTTGCTTGGCTTCTTCCGTGGGTTAAGAACGCTGCAATTACTGGCCTTGGCATCGTAATGGTGGACTTCAAAGCCCACAAAGAGGAATTGCTCCCGCAGTTGGTCAAAGGCGTTACGGACGAGCAACTAGTCTTCTTCCAAGAACAGGAAGAAGCAGGGAAGATCATCATTGAGGAAGCCAGCGAGCCTTATAGCGCTCCACCGGCTCCTGCTGATCCAAACAACCCTGACCCGATGGCTGCATTTGCGCAGTTGATGCCGCAGCCGCAGTTATACGACCTCAAAATTCGCCATATCCGCACTCAGCGCAGAATGAACATAGTGAACCTCGCTCCTGAAAACTTCATCGTTTCAAAGGACGCAGACTTTGACCAGCAAACAGGCGGCATTCGCGCAAAGTTGCAGGGGCATAAAGCAGTCGTAGGACGCCAGATGCTTATCGAACAGGGCCACGATGTTGAGAAGATAAAAGGCATTCCTAGCGCATCTGACGAGACAAGCGGCATTAGCGTGCAACGCGCATCAGTGCTGAATTTTGACCAAGGCATAAGCGATATTGAAGACGAGGTATTTGTATATGAAATCTATACGTTCATGGCGATTGAGAGCGAAAAGCGCCGTCATTACCGCATTACGCTTGCCGGCGATATTCAAAGCAATCCGGTCGTGTTGGGCTATGAAGAAGTAAGCAAATTCTACCCATATGCTGCGTTCTGCCCGTTTGTAACGCCAAACACGCTCTTCGGTCAGGGCATTGCAGATCGCGTTGGCCCAGAGCAGGAACTGCTTTCGAAGATGCAGCGCGGTATTATTGATAACCTCAATATGCACGTTCATCCGATTAAGGTGGTCAATCCAGACGTTACGCGTTTTGATGATGCTTTGAACTTGGCTCCCGGTGCTGCTATCCGATCAACAAGCCCTGATGCCGGTATTAACTTCATCAGCACACCATTTACTGGCGCTTCGGCTTTGCCAGTGATGGAGCAAATCAGAGAGACAGCAGAACTTACAACCGGCGTTGGCGGTGCGATGATGAGCATCAATGCCAGCGACATGCAGAACACGACAGCGACAGCATCAAGCCAGCGTGCAAACGCAAGTCAGATGCTTGTTGAAATGGTTTGTCGCCATTTTGCAGATACCGGCTACCGCTACTTGTTCCGCATTATCATCGATCTTCTCATCCAATATCCAGACGATGCAGAGGCGTTGATTACGCGCTTGCTTGGCAAGTACGAGAAGATGCTGGTGGATGAATGGGACCCGGAATTAGACATTTCCGCAACTGTTGCTTTCGGCGTGATGAACAAGGACGGCAATATGATGTCGCTCCAGATGATCTTGCAGAACCAGTTTACGGCAATGGAACGCCAGATGCCGTTCGTTAATCAGCAGCACATTTATGAAACGCTTGTGCGTATAGCCGAGAACGCAGGCTTTAAGAACGCTAACGCCTTCTTCCAAGATCCAGCAACAATCCCGCCACCACCCCCACCGCAGCCACCACAGCCAAGCCCTGACACTCTCGGTCTAATCGAGGTTGAGAAGGCCAAGGCGGAACTACGTGCGCAGTCCGAACGCGAAAAGCGTGAGTTTGAAGCGAAGAAACTCATCATGGAAAACGACCGCATTCGCGACCTGGCCTTCGCCGATCTTGAACTCAAGCGTGCTGAAATCGCGGCCAAATACAACGCGCAAGTAAATATGGCAGCGATCAAAGCCGAGCAGGAAGCGAAGCGCATGGACATGGATTTTGCAAGCGCGGAACAAGATGCGCAGGTGCAAATGCAAGTCGCACGCGAACAGAACCGCCAGCAGCAGGCACAGGCAGATCAAGAAGCAGCGGCAGCAATGCAGCAGGCAATGCAGGGCTTCACTCAAAGTGAAGGAATGCCACCAGAAGCAGAGGGGTTAATGCCTCCGCAAGCGGATATGCCGCCACAGTTTTAAGGAGAGCAAATGGATTATCAAAGAGAGCGTAACGAACAGGCATTGAACAAGATCATGGAGAGAGGGCGCATGGCGGAATTGCTGCTCTCAATTCCTGAGTTTCATCGCTTTTTCGATGAAGTGCGTGAGGATTATTACCGCAACTTTTCACTCATAAACCCAACAGAACCGGATGAAGTACTCGCGTATCAGCACCAAGCCCATGCCCTGATCAGGGTGCAGCAGAAAGCCGAACTTTACGTTGCAGAGGCGAAAGCCGAAATGGAACGCCGCAATCAAAACTAACGGACAAACGGTCCTAATCCGGAGTGTCCGAATAAATAAAACAATAAAAACAAATTAGGAGAAAACCTATGGACGGAACCAACAACCCCGATATCGGGGCTGGTTATACCCCGGCGGAAGCAACCGAACACATCGCTAAGTTCTTGGACAGTGAAACCACTACAACCCAAAACGTAGATGCTGATGAGGGTTTCGATTTTGAACCCTCAAACGAGTCGGTAGACGAAACTACAACCGAAACAGATTTTGAACCTGATCAGTCAGATGAAGTTGAAGAAGTAGCAGAAGAAACCGAACAAACGGAAGAAGCGCCAAGCGCGTTCGATATTCCAGAAGATGCACTCATTACCATCGGTGATGAACAAGTGTCGGGCAAGGAACTATTGGACGGTTATATGCGCCGTTCCGACTACACGAGAAAGACGCAAGAGGTTTCTGAACTTAAGAAGCAATACGCAGAAGTTCAGGCCGACAAGCATGTTCATCGTGGTCAGTTAGACCAACATTTGGATGCTATTCTGACACAAGTGGCAATGGAATTTCAGACGTTGCAGGAGCCTGATTGGGACTACCTGAGACAGTATGATTTCCCGACCTATATGCAGGAAAAGGAAAATTACCAGCGCCGCGAGGCTACTGTTAAGCAGTTAGCAGACGCCAAAAACGAAATCGCACGTAAGGATGCCGAACACCTAGCCCAACTACGTAGACAGGCGATTGAAGACGCTAAGGTCGAGTTGCAGACACTTCGACCAGAATTCAAAGACCCGAAGGTAGCCCAAGCAGGACTGGTTAAAACAGAGGATTATCTTCTGACCTATGGCTTCTCACCGGATGAAATTTCAACGGTGCAAGATGCCAAGATCATCGACATTGTTTTGAAGGCTATTGCCTACGATGACATGCAGAAGAAGGTTCCAGCAGCACGCAAGCATATCGAGGATAAAGCCCCGATCTCGATGCCGCAGGGAGTTAAAACAACCTCCGTTTCAGCGGATCAAGCATTCCAGCGAGACGTTAACCGACTAAAGCGCTCTGGCTCTCAGAAAGACGCCATCAGCGTAATCAGCAAACTACTTTAAAAATTTTGGAGAATATCAATAATGGCAACATTGAAGACCACTGACGTTAAACACGTCCGCGAAGACCTCGGCAATTACATCAGCATGATTTCGCCGGAAAAGACACCATTCAAGACAGAGATTGGTAAGTCCAAGGCTACGTCCACTTGGCACGAATTCCTCACTGACGAACTTGCCCCGGCAAATGCTGCAAATGCGCGCCTTGAAGGTGCAGACGCTAACGAAGCCGACAACAGAGGTCCAGCACGTATCGGCAATCGCACTCAGATTTTTGCTAAGGAAGTAACAATCGCGAACACTCTACAGGCTGTTGATACTGCTGGTGCACGTAACGAAAAGGCACGCCAGATTACTAAGGCCGGTGCTGAATTGAACCGCGATATTGAAGCGGCTCTCGTTTCGGCTAATCCATCTGCATCAACTCCGGGAATGCTCGGTGGTGCAGAAGCATGGATCAAGACGAACGCGCTTCACGGCACTGGCGGCTCGACTGCTGGTTTTGCTAACAACAACGTTGGCGCTGTAACCGACGGTGACGAACAGGAACTTACTGTTGAACTTCTCAACAAACTATTCGGCCAGATTTGGGAAGCCGGTGGCAATGCTGCGCAGGTTATCGCTCCGGGTAAGGTAAAGCAGACAATCTCAGCGCTTGCTGGTGGCGTTGGCGTTTGGCAGACCCCTGCAGAAAAGAAGACAATCTATGCAGGTGTCGACTATTACGTTTCCGATTTCGGCGTTCACGAGATTATCCCGCATCACTTCATGACAAAGACCACTCTTATCGCATTCGATAAGGACCTTTGGAACGTTGCAACATTGCGCGGCATCACCAAGAACGAACTCGCTAAGACAGGTGACTCCGACAAGGTTCAGATCATCACTGAATTGACCCTTGAGTGCTTGAACGAAGCCGGTAACGGTAAGATCGCAGACATTAAGGTCAACTAAGCAATCGCATAATGAACTAGCGGTGGGGGCTTCGGCCCCCATTTTTTATACCCGCAAATAAATAACACAACAACAATAATAAGGGCGGGAAGATGAACGAAGAACGCACCACATATGAGATCGGTGATCTCATCACTCATGGAACATTTTGTATCTACAGCGGTCCAGAGAAGACTATCTGGCTGACCCGCGACGGTGACCAGATGTATGAAACCGTCCAGTGGAAAGACTTTCGAGCGATGCTCGATCAAAATGCCAAAGAAGCCGCAACTTTCAACGTTCACGGCAATCATGGTTCTATCGTGAAACTCGCAAGTGTTCCTATCGGTCTGCGTTATGAGTGGTCGAAGGAAGGCATCATTGATGATCCAGATGCACTTAAACGCCGTCTAAATGATTCAGACAACGCGAAATTCCGCGTCAATAATTGGAGAATTTAAATGGCTATTTCCAATTATGACGAACTGCGCGTTGCAATCTCAGAATACGCTCGACGCGAAGGCGATCCCACATTTCCGGTCGATAACTTCATTTCACTTGCAGAGGCTGATTTCCGACCTTTCATCAAGCATTACATGAATGAGAAGGCCGTAAAGATCGACAATGTTACGGACTTCATTGAGTTCCCTGTTGATATGGTTGCGCCGCGTGCGGTGCGTATCGGAAGCATTACACCGACACTAGTAAGCCCGTATTCACCTTCGATCTATCCGAACCAGATTGGCTATTTTCAAGAGGGCAACGGCTATCGCTTGGTACGCGAAGATTATCAGCCGGTTACGGTCACGCTCATTTATCACGGCAGCGTTCCAGCGCTTTCGCCAACTAATCCGACAAACTGGCTCATTGCTCGTTTCCCGCAAGTTTATCTGAGTGGCGCACTGATTTACGCGCATCGTTGGCTTGATGATGTTGAGTCGGAACAACTCGAAAAGCAGTCACTTGCGGAAGCAATGGGCCGCATCGATGAAGATAATCGCAATGTGCAGCGTGGCGGCAATGCGGTCATCACGGAGGGTGTTCTATGGTAATCACAGGCGCATTTGGACCGTGGTGTCCTGACCTTCCGGCACTCAACAACCCCGGTGTTACGATTGCTCGTAATGTGACTCCAGGTATCGGCACGCAACCGGGCATGGTGACATATCACCCGATGCGTGGCTTGAGCCTGTATTCGGATACAGTGTTGGACAGCAGGCCATTAGGTACGCTCGTCGGTCGCGACAAAAGCAGTCTCGCAAAGGTTTATGCCGGAACAAAGAACTCGTTATTCAAACTCAATGCGAACGATCTCAAATGGAAAAATATCTCAGCGGACGGAGGCTATTCCACTGCTGACGGTGAAAGATGGGTGTTTGCGGAGTTTGGCGATATTGTTGCAGCGTTCAATTACTCCAATGAACCTCAATATATCCAAAAGAGCCAAGACATAAAATATGACCGCTTAACGTCTCTCGTCAGAGCGCGACATTGCGCGGTTGTGCGCGACTTCCTTGTTGTCGCCAATACGCTTGATGCGCTCGATGGTCAGGTTCCTTACCGCGTTCGATGGTCTGCTGTGAATAATCCGTTCGATTGGAATTTCTCGCAACAGACGATGGCAGACTTTCAGGACATTTTTAACGGCGGTAACATCATGGGCGTGGTCGGCGGTGAAGCCGGTTACATTTTGATGGAACGCTCAATCGTCAAAATGTCCTTCATGGGCGCTCCGTTGATCTTCCAGTTCGACCAGTTGCCATCTGCAATGGGGAAGGGCTGCTCGGTCGCAGAGAGCATCATCACGGTGGAGGGCAAAACCTTCTTCCTAAGTGTTGACGGCTTCTATGTGTTGGAAGGCGATCAGATTAGGCCAATCGGCGACGGTCAGATCAACCGCTATTTCCTGAACAACGTTGATGACGCCCGTTACCAGTACATGACGGTAGCAAGCGATCCGGCGAAGAAACTCGTTTACTGGTCCTATCTGAGTAAAGGCGCGTCAGGTGAAGAAGCCGACAAAATCCTCATCTATAATTATCAGACCGGCAATTGGTCCGAGGCCGATGCAACAGCAGGTTACATTTTCAACAGTTTGAGCCTTCCGTGGACCATCGAGCAGTTGGACGTTTTCGGCACGATTGAAAAAGTTCCTGCACCCTTCGACAGTCCGATGTGGGCTGGTGGCGATGCCATGCTTTGGGCAATGGATAAAACGGGTAAGATTTTCATCTTCGGTGGCACGACAATGCGAGGGCTTATCGAGACGCAGGAGCAGTTTCTCGTAAGTTCTATCTCCGACGCCCGAGGGGAGCGCACTAACGTCAACCGGGTTCGTCCGCTGTATCACGGTACAGGACTAGTGCAAGTGCGCGGAGGGCATCGAACCAACGTGTATGATGCTCTGACGTACACTGAGAGTGTGCCTGTGAATGACAAATCCGGCTGGGCTTACTTCCGCTATCAGAACAAGTTCCATCGTTTCCGCTTCTCGTTTGAAGGCGAGTGGAGCGAAGCGATGGGCTATCATATCGAAGCATTTCCGGCAGGAGATCGCTGATGAAAATTATACGTGATCCCAGCAATCCCCGACAGGTCAAAGAAGTGGTGGACCAGATTGTTCGCCAATTCGACAATACCGGCAGCGCAGTATTAGCCGCCAATACGACGAAGACGATTATTCAAAATCCGAAGGTGACGAGCATGAGTAAAATAATGCTTGCACCGAGAGATGCGAACGCGGCGCAACGCATGAATGCGACATGGGTCGATCAAGTTTCGAATGGGTCTTTTACCGTAAACCACGACTCCATAACGGCTGCTCGTAAAATCGATTACGTGATTTTTTGTATCGGTTGAGTTTTTAACGAATTTTAGAAGGTGAACATTGTGAGAATAGTACGTGATCCAAAACTAGCAAAAAAGATCAATGACATGATCGGCCTCATCGAAGGCCAAGGCGACATTGGTAAGCAACTCAGAGAAATCAAAGCGTCAATCGAAGCGCTCAAGGAACTTGTAGGCAAAGTTCGAGGTAGTGGCGAATTCTATGTCGAACCAGACACAGATCACACCATCGTTTTGGTTCCAGAATTGACGGCGAAATGCCGTGTAACGATTGCTCCTCACAACTCTTGGTCTGCGAATAGCATGAACAAAGTGTGGGTTCAGGACATTTCAAAAGGTGAACTCACGATTGGTCATGTCCGAGGTGAGGAAGAACTACGCTTCAATTTCATTTACACCGAATAACATTACCCGAAAAAGGCAAATACATTGGCAATAGTACGAGACCCAACAGTTTTTAAGCGCATCAGTGAGATCATTGATGACATTGAACATGAAGGCGACTTTGAAGAAGCGCTAGCGCAGTTTGAAGCCGATATTGCAGCGCTTCAAGCAGAGCCGATTGTGCCTTCCGGCGGCGGTTCATTCGTGATGGAGACAAGCACGGTCAGCACATTGATCGTTGATCCGCGAATTACAGCAAACAGCAGAATTTCCTTCGCGCCGCGTAATGAGCCATCTGCAGAATATATGACCGATCTTTGGATGGGTGACATATTCGACGGGCAGTTCAGCATCTGGCATCGCTGGACGACCGAAAATCTGTATTTTGATTATATATTTTTCGACTGATCTGAATTCATTTAAATACATATTTGAAGAATGATTTTTAACTAGAGATATTATGAATGTTGAACGAGTAGATACTTACGAGGGTGTAAAAAAGGAATATCCGAGAGTGCGCGATTGGTTGAAAAACGCCATGGCCTATTCAATAAACCCGGATAACGAAGACGCCTTAATCGACGGAATTTACAGCCAAAAATATACTTTATGGGTTTCCGATAATGCCGCTTGCGTAACGCAAGTATTGGAGATCGACGGCCAGAAAGTTTGCTTCCTCTATCTCGTGGGCGGCAAGCATGGTTCGGCAATGAAAGAGATACTTTGCGATGGTCAGAACTTAGTCGAGGAGTGGGCTAAGTCTATGGGCTGCAAAGGTTTTTATACAAGCGCACGTCCCGAATGGGAGCGAGTTTTGAAGCGCTTCGATTTTTCAGTGCAATCAGTAAATTACTATAAGGAATTTTGAGAATGGCAAGCACTCCAAAAGAAACTACTACAAAAACGGAGCCGTGGGACGGCGCGAAACCCTATCTGAATAAGTATTACGCACAGGCTGATCAGGCTATGTCCAACGGACAGCCGATGCCTTGGCAGGGCGACTTGATTGCCAAGCAGAGCGACGAGACTAAACGCGCGCAGGAAATGATCTCGCAAACAGCAATGCAGGGATCGCAAGGGATCAAGAACGCACAGAACGCCGTAAACAATATTACGAGCGGCGCAGCATTTCAGAATAATCCTGCCGCTAACACTCTCGCGCAATCGCAGAATTGGACAAATCCGGGCGTTCAGGCAACGCAGGATGCGATGAAGAACATCAATACCAACTACAGCAATCCGGCGCTCGGTCAGGCTGCTAACGCTGGCAACTTCAGTAATGCGGCCTTCGGATTGCAGCAGGAACAGGCGCGCAATCTAGCCGGTGCGAACAACCCCGCAAACTCCATGCTAGCGAAGACCGCGAATGGCGAGTTCCTTGGTGCTAACGAATATCTGATGAACGATATTGCAAACGCCAACAAGTCCATGATGGATCAGTTTAAAAACATTACATCACCGCAGTTGGACTCACAGGCAATGATGGCCGGTCGTTCAGGTTCTGGTGCTGCTGCATCGATCCGCAATGACGCAGAAAGCACAGTCGCAAATGCGATGGCAAAGAACGCGACCACTATGCTCGGCGATAATTATGCTCGTGAACGTCAGAACATGTTGGGCGCACAAAACAGCATGGGCAATTTCTACAATACAGATGTTGCGAACCAGTTGGGCGCTAATGCGAACCTCGCGAACACGTCGAATAGTCAGCAAGACATGCGCAATCAGGGAACTAACATGTATGGTAACCTTGCTAACGCGACGGAGCAAATTCGTCAGGGCGCTGTCGGCCAACAGTTGTCAGGTGCAGGTCAGTTAGGGCAGCAGGCACAGGCTCAGCAGGGAATGCGAAACGATGCTGCGACTAACTACTGGCAGCAGATGCTACAGCAGTCAGGTCAGCAACTTGCGGGTGCTGGTATGGCCGGTGACATGCGCGACCTCGATTATAAGGATGCAGACCGCCTTGCAGGTGTAGGTGCGCAGAAAGACGCTTATTCCGATGCATCCCTAGAAGCGCAAATCCGTAAGTGGGATCTAGAGCAGAACAAGGACATTATGAACGCGGCAAACATGATCAACATGGTCACGACCGGCGGTTACAACAACCAGACTAAGCCGGTTCAATCCAGCGGTCTCGGTGGCGGATTAGGCATCCTCACAGCATTGCTCGGATTGCTTTAAGAACAAAAGGTGAACTATGGCTAACAATCTTATTGAAGAACTTTTGAAAAAACTCGGTATCGGTGGGGCAGCGCAGGTTGACCCCACTGCTTTGCCAGCGGGAAGCCAACGTCCGATTGAACAGGTGATGAGTGGCGACCAGCAAGCGAAGCCTGCACATCGCAAAACTATTCTTAATGCGTTTTTGCCGGAGCAGACAGAAGACGAGACAAGCGCTCGTCGTCGCGGTCTTTTCCGCATGGGTGCACAGATGCTTGCAGACTCCGGTGCTTCGTATGAACCGAAGGACGTTATGGGAATTGCTGGTCGTGGCCTGATGGCAGGCTTAGACGGCTACGATAACGAAATGGACGGAGCGCAGAAGCGTTTGCTTACCGGCGCAAAGGTTGCCGCTAACGATGCGGCACTGAAGCAGCAGAAGGAAAATGCTGCTTTCGCCGGAACACTTGGCGGTTCTAGTGGCAGTGGGGCAGCAGTAGGCTCTACAGCAGGCGGAATGGGGTACAGCGAAGACCAACTCATGCAGATTTACAAGCATCTCATGGCGAACGGCGAATTCGCGGAGGCGAGCAAAGTCCTCGCTATGGTACAAGAATTACGCAAAACCGCTGCTGGTAAGGGAATGGTGGTCGGCGAAGACGGCACGCTAGTTTCTGCTCCCGGATATACAGATGGTCTTGAGCGAAATTCGCGCGCTGAGGACGAGGGCAAATACACGGCTGACCGTAAGAATTACGATTTGTATGTCGAGCAAACAACGGCAAAGGGCGAAACGCCTGTAGATTTCAACACTTGGCAGAAAGATCAGAAGGCAGCAGGTTCCACAAAGGTCAATGTGAACACCGGCGAGAACAGCAGTAAGTATGCCGAAAAGAGCGACGAAGAAGCAGCCAAGCGTCATAACCAAATCATTGAAGAAGCAAACAATGCTCCGCAGATGATCGGCGACATGGACATGTTGCTGGAGTTAGGTCGCAATATCGGCACTGGCAAGTTCGCAGAATTCACGCTGCTAGTTGGTCCATACGCAGAGGCAATGGGTATTGATATTGACGGACTTGCACCTGCGCAGGCTTTTGATGCGGTAGTTAATCGTCTTGTTCCGAACATGCGTCCGGCAGGTTCAGGTGCAATGTCGGACTTTGATGCGAAGATGTTCCTCAAATCGTTGCCTAACATCGGTAACACGCCAGAGGGTAACGAAGTTATCGCAATTACGATGCGAGCAGTTCAGGAAAACAAACTTGCTGCTGCGGCCATTGCTCGTCGCGCACAGAAGGGTGAAATTAAATGGACCGAGGCAGACGAAGAGATTTCCAAACTGCCAAATCCGTATCAGCGATTTAAGGCTTATCAGGAAGAGAAGCGTCAGGCGGGTATCGATATCACCACCCGCATTAAGCAAGCCCAAGCAGCCCCTAAAGCGGCAGATGATAACTCGCTACCGCGAATAAGTACGCCGGAGGAGGCTGATGCTCTCCCATCCGGTACGTGGTTTATCGCTCCAAACGGTTCGAAGATACTTAAGAAATAATACAAAAAAATAACAAGAAGCCCGATCAACGGGACGAGGTGAAAAAGTGGCAGTTAATTCTAATGCGCGATACGCGTATGACTATTTGCAGCGTCGTTACAATTTAACTCCGGTGCAAGCAGCAGGTGTTGTCGGCAACCTGATGCAAGAAAGCAGCATGAATACCGGCGCTCGCAATCGTGGTGACGGTAGCGACGGCTCTGACAGTGTCGGTATTGGTCAATGGAATGGCGGACGTGCAAAGGCTCTCCGCGCTTTCGCTGCTGATAGGGGTAAACCAGTTACGGACTTGGATACTCAGTTGGACTTCGTGCATCACGAACTCAACACGACCGAAGGCGCTGCTTTCAATCGTCTAAAGCAAGCAGACGATGTTCATTCAGCAACAGCAGCAATGATCGGATTTGAGCGCCCTCAAGGCTGGCGTGCAGATAATCCTACAGCGGGACACGGCTGGAACAACCGTCTGAAATACGCGGGCATGGTTCACGGAACGCCCGCTGATCAGTTGCAAAGTTTAGCACCGCGTAGTGCTGATCCGAGAACCTTCACTCAGAGTGAAGCAACAGCATCACAGCCAGCAACGAACCAGCCAATTCCTGCCGAAACGACCGAGGCAGAACCAGAGAAGAAAAAGCGTTTATTCGATCTGGATATTCTCCCTGACGAAATCGCAGGCGTGAAAACCGATGATGCGATAGGCGGCTTAGGTGATGTTGCAAAGATATTTTCGGAGCAGGATCAGGAGTTTAACCGTCAGGCTGCGCAAACAGGTGGACTCATAGGCGGCGGCGGTCAGGTGCAGTTGAATCTCTTAAATAGTCTGGGAGCACCCGACGAAAAGAAGAAGATGAAACCGTGGGAACTACAACTCGCAATGCTCGCGAGACAGGGTGGCTTAGGTGGTCTCGGTGGCATGAGAGGGCTTGGTTAATGGCTAGCGCAAAGAAGAAAGAAAATTGGTGGGAAGATACGGAGCGCTTCGAAGGCGAAGTTGTTGAGGCTGCTCCTGTCGCTTCGGACAATTGGTGGGATAACGACCAAGTTTACGAGAGTGGTCCTCAAATGCCTCGTCCAGATGAAAGTCGGCTAAATCCCAATCTAGAAGCACCGCACGGTATTCGTATGCAAGTGGGTGCGTTAAAGAAGCCGGAAGACCGCCTGACCGCCTTGCGCAAGACTTATCCGAATGCCGAACCATATGGTGAAGACAACTTCATCATGACGGACACGGAAACAGGCGACACCATTTATTACAATAAACCGGGTCTTACTATGCGCGACGTAACCAGCGTCACCCCGGAAATTGTCGAGGTTCTTGGTGCATTAGGAGGCGGGGCCATCGGTGCGCTGACCGGAAACCCGTTAGGCGTTATTGCCGGTGCTGGCTCAGGTGGTGCCGCTGCAAAAGACGGCACCGAACGTCTTATCAATTGGGCATATGAGAACGAAGACACACGAGACAACGCCGAATACGCAACTGATAAAGCAATCGATTTCGGACTTAATGCGGGTGGTGAGGCCGCTGGTATGGCTGCGGCAAAACTCGCCGGTGCTGGCTATCGTGGTGCGAAGAATAAGATTGCAAAATACCTGACACGCGATGGCGACGATGCGGCGAAGGTTTCACAGACCGCTAAAGACTTCACCGAAGCCGGTATTCCAACGACAGCAGGAACAGTAACAGGCAGCGCGAAACAGGCCGCTCGTGAAAAGAGGCTTGTCGATGCTTACAATCCAAAGGTTTCTAAGACGGTCAAGGAACTCGATGAAGGACTGAAAGGCGAATTCGGTCGTATTACGGATTTCATCAATCCTAATCCGGGATCTCGTCAGAGTGTCGGTGAAGCAATTCAGGACGCTGCAAAGGACTCTCAGGACTTCATCAATCGACGTGTTGGCGATCTTTATAAGCAGACCGATGATTTGGCCGGTGGTGCAGCGGCGACAGGCCCGAATACCAAGGCGCTCGCGGCTGATTTGAAAGTTGAGAAGAAAACGCTCAACGAAAGTGCGAAACTGAACAAAGGCCCGTATTTGGATCAGGCCATTAAACAGTCTGATGCACTGGCTAAAGACTTGCGCAGGGGCATGACGTTCCGTGAGATGCAGGATGCGCGTGAAGAATTAGGGCGACTTGCATTTGCTCCTGACGTCAATCCGACGCTCAAGAACTACTTGGTGCGCACGCACGATGCCGTGACGAAAGATATGGAAGAAGCGGCAAAAGGGGCTGGCGGTGCTGCGTTCGATACTTGGAAGCGGGCCGACGAAGCATACAAGGCTCGTTTTGGTCGCGAGGGTTCGGACCGTGTTTTGAACCCGCTTGCTAATTCTGAAAGCGGTGAACGGGCATATAGCATGTTGACCGCCAATCTCCAGCATGGCGGGACGCGCATTGGTAAGGTTCGTGAAGTTATCGAAAAGGCTAACGGCCCTGATATGTGGGGAAGCGTAGTCCGCCATCACATTACTGAAATAGGCACACACACTACCGCTGACGGCGCAGCCGAGTTTACTGGCAACAAGTTTCTCCAGAATTGGACGAAAATGTCGCCGGAAGCGAAGGAGGCAATGTTCAAGGGAACGCCTTATTCAACAGCACGCGCTGACCTTGATCGTCTTGCCCGACTTACTGATGCTCGCAAGAAAGCAGCAGCAGCGAGCGGTGGGAAGCCCGATGTCGGCACAAACATGCTTCTGGCATGGGGAACCCTTGGTGTTTATTCCGGTGTTAAGGGCATTAGCAATGACATGAAGGCTCGTTTGGCAACCGATCCACGCATCGTGAAGTGGTTTGCAGACATTCCGATTGCGCAGAAAAACGGCGCGCTCATGGATCATAGCGCGGTCTTGAGAAACATTGGCCGTGAACTAAGCAAGGAATATGGGAACGATTGGGTTGAGCAGGAAATCGACGCTTACTTAAATAATTTCAAACGCTGACGCGAACAGCGCGGAAAGCGCTTAAATACGAAGAACACCGCATAACAATAACAATAAGGTGGTTAAATGGCTGATATTAATAGTTCTAAATGGATGGAAGAAGACGTTCTTAATGTCGCCCCTCCACCAGATGGTTTACCTGCTGGTACGCCTCCAACAAGTCTTTATGACATTATTCGCGCAGATAAGGGCGCGATCAAGCGCAAAGATACTCGCGAGAACCCTCGCAAAATCTCATCTGGTACTGGAGCGGCATACGTTCTCACATTCGACGTAGGACCTACTGAGTTTGTTCGTGGCGACCGCTATTCATTCATCGCGCATATTGCGAACACTGGTCCTGCTTCACTCAAAGTGAACGGACAGGTGGCGCGTGCCATCGTCAACAATGACGGTAGCCCGATTTCTCCAAACCAGATTAATAAGGATCAGATCGTAGAACTTGCTTTCGACGGCACAAGTTTCCGTTTGCTATCCACTAGCACTGCAAACCCTGCTTTCACGGGACTGACTACGCTGGAGAACTTAAACGTAACCGGCGCAACAACAACGAAAACTATTACGACAACGGGTACGATAAGCATCAAGTCGGAAGCCAATCGCATTCTATGGTTCAGGGACGGTGACGGTAAAGAAACCGGCCTCATTTATAATAACAGCGGGAATAACAACACCCACCTACGCGCCTACACGCCGGGAGAGACGACTTATAAGGAAGCAATTCTCCAACCGGATGGCCAGTTGATTCTCAGTGCATCTCCGACAAGTGCAAATGCAGCAGCAACCAAAACCTATGTTGATAACGCGTTCAACAAAACGGTGACAGCAGGCAACGGTCTAACAGGCGGCGGTACTATCAGCGGCGGGGTAACGATCACGCTTGGCGCACCAACAACTGTTACGAATTCAACGACAAACTCAGTCACAGCAACCGGACATACTCACGCACTCTCGCTCGTAGCAGGAGATATTACGGGCGCTCTCGGATATACGCCACAAACACCTGCTCAGGTCAGCAGTGCTATTACTGCTGCTACCAACGGCAACATGAATGGATATGCATATCCTCGTCGTGTCGGTGGTGTGAATATGCAGTTCAACTGGTCGGGGCAGGGCGGACAGCCGACATGGGTTTGGGGCGGATCAGACGGCGTTAACATGTACGTATATAACCCTGCGAACTTCAACGTGAACTCCGTTGGCGGTTGGACACAGGCAACAATCTCGAATCAGATTGAAGGTCGTGCCAATGCGTGGGCGGTACAGGAAGCGCGTAATCGATCTGTTTTCAACGCCATCACTGGTCAGGCATCCCTCAACAGCCACGGCCAGGAATGGCAGAACACCACTGGTTACGACTTAATGGTTCAGGGTCAAGTCACGACAACGAATACCATCTCGTTGAGAGTTTGGAACACGACTACCGGCGTGACCTGCACTAGCAACCAATTCTGTCGTGTCCGTCAGGGTGAGTCCATTCGCATCGAGCGTAGCGGTAGCGGTTCGTATTCATGGACAGGGTATTATTTCGGAGTGACACGATAATGGATACTGAAAATCATTTTTATTGGAATACCGCCAAAGGCTCAATTGTAGTCATCACCGCCCTTACAGGCGAATTAGTAGCGTCAGAGTTCCTCACGGACCTCATTTCGGTTCCTGTTCCGCCAGCGGGCAATGACTGGGTGTGGGATGCGGACACTAAAACGTGGTCGCAGCACATCACTTGA